GGGATAATCCGATTATTGGGATATCATATCTTTCTGATAAACGCATTAAACCTTCAGTTATACTAAATAATTGTTCTGTTTTACTTTTTCCTCGACGATATGTTTCATCGTCCATTAAACTGTATTGGTCAATACCAATGATATCAGCCTTACAAGCCGTTATCATTGATTGTATAGAGGATACGGTTGCCCTACCACCAAAACTTTTAGGTGTAAAAACATAAAAAGGCAACATATTTTTCTGTGTTTTATCAATAAAATCTTCATAACCTGAAACATTTTCACCAATAACAAGAGCTTTATTCGAAAAATTGGCTAATAAAGTATCAAAACGATACCCAATTTGCATATCATTCATTTCGCCGCTGTACATAGCAACACGCTTGCCCTGTTTCCATGCCTCTACTAACATTTTCAATAATATCCACGTTTTACCTTGATTAGGTCTTCCTGCTACAGTCAATAATTCGTTTCCTGGCTCTAATCCATATATTACTTCGTCGAGTTCAGGAAATCCGGTTTTGATATAATTTGTTCCAAATTCCTTTTTTTGTTGGTGTAATTCTAATCTTTCTTTTGCTTTTTTAACTATATTAGAGCCACCAACAATATTTTGACTATTTAATGCAACTACCTGCGCAGATAAATAATTCAAAGCTTCCCTTGAATCGTCCCGCATTTTATCTGCTGTTTCCTGCACTACAGAAACCATCTGTGAATATAAATATTCTTCTCTTAGAGTGCTAATTAAAAAGTCGTCTGTTTCTTTAACTTCTGTAATCGGGAAATCTGGAAAATTTTGAAGCATTGTTTCTTTATCCGGAACTTTGCCATAAAGACTAACATGTCTACGAATAAAATTAAACTCTTCTTCGTATTCTAAAAAATAATCTTCCGTTAGGTTGTTTTGTGTAACAATATCAAAACTTCCTGTATTTAAACATTTGCTTAAAATTTGAAGTTTAACCACGACGTCTATCCTTTCCACGCAAAGCAACAATATCTCCACTCAAAATTCGACTGGATAAGCGTTTACCAACCTGTTTTTCTAAATCTTTATCAGAAACATTACTTGTAAAAATATTAGCAAGTCCCATATTCATTCTTGAATTAATAAAATCATATAAAGTATTTTGTTCAAAAGCGCTTAATCCTGAAACTGCAACATCATCCCAAACTACTAAATCAACAACAGGAATTAAATCTAATAAATCTTGTACATTATTTGCTGAATTAAAGGATTGTTTTATGGAAAACAGTAAATTTTGTGTAGAAAGGAACAGTCCCCGAGGTTTAAATCCGTTACCTAGCCAGATTTCACTAAAGTATCGCAGGAGAAATTTGGTTGCCCATGTAGTTTTCCCATTACCTGTAAAACAACTGTGAATAAATAAATTTTCACCCGCCGCCACAAAATTAATAATATCCTGTTTTAAATCATTAAGATATTCAAAACTATCATAATCACAACTATCAGGTTTTAAATTTACAGATTTCTGATATACTTTTGGAATACGGCTAGTATAAATTAAAAAATCAAATTCCATAAATCTTAAACAACTAGCACAACAGTCAGTTGTTTTGTACTTGCCACAAACATCTTTAAACCAGCATTTTTCACGATCAAATTTATACTCATACATAATCAATACACCTTGTCAATAATAGTGTGATCTAATCCATCATCTTCCGGAGTTTGTTGGATATTATCAATAGGCTTATCTTTACGTTGCAATTCCCACACAGGCACTAAAACTTTATATCCCGCCGCAAGGGCTGTTTGAACTCTTGAATATACTTCTGTAAAAGATCTGCCCTTAAGGCTATTTAAAATTGCCTGCCATTGTTCTGGCTCTAATTTAAATTTTAATCGATATTTTAGATATGAACTCAAACAAGCTTTTAATACAGTCCTGTCATTCTTTATTGAAAAATTTTCTAAAAGAAAAGCGTCCAACTGCTTATCAAACCGCGAAAAATTATTTTCTTTGCTTGTTTTAGCACGTACCCCCCTTATACCCCCTAGTTTATTATCTATATTGCTATTTGGTATATTATTCTTATTGTCTAATTGTCTAGTATTATTATATTTATTATTTTCTTGTGTTCTACTTTCTGGAACACGTTGTTCTACTTTCTGGAACACGTCAAAATTAATAGCATACGCATTTTTTAGTCCAATACCATTTTCGTGCATTGACTGTTTTTTTAGAATCAAATCTTTCTCGACCAAAGAATTTATACATTTCTGAACTGTTGCATTTGATAAATTTAAATGTTCAGCAAGACTTCTAATAGTCATTGTAAAATACTGATTTTCAACATTTGCATATCTATAAATTACAGCATAAATTGTTAGCTCCGAACCACTTAATTTAAGGTCTTTAAACATCCATTCGTGTACTGTATAGTAGAAATCTTTCATAATTTTTCCTCAATTCTTTTATTTGTATACAATTTTTGTCGGTTTATCAATTCTTCTAGTATTAGCTTTTATAAAATCCTGTCTAGCTGCTTTTGTAGCAACTTGTTCATCAGACATTTTTTCTTGCAATTCAATTTCAATAATAATCTCTAACTCTCTATATTTTTTATAAATTGGGCAACTATCTTGCATACAGGGCTTGAAGTCTGTAATGATTTCCCCTTTATTATTAGCCCCTTTGTGTTCTACCTCGCAGGCATTAACGGTGTTGATACCCACTAATAAAGCCATACTCATTAACAATACTTTTTTCAACATAATAAATCCTCCTTATAACAGGAAAAGCCCCCTATATGATTGGCGGTCATAGGGGGCTTTAGCCTGACAAATAAACAAAAATGAGGGTTAAAAAGCGGCAAATACTTTTTGGAGTTACTCCTGAACATATCCGGGAACCGACCGCCAAGCTATTTCCCGCTTCTGTTATTATAATACCACAACCATTACAAGCTGTCAATACTTCGTAAAAAATTTTATCTGCCACTGAACATTTTACTTGTTTCAATAATTTGATTATCTACTTCATCATTTACACGACTCCAGGCTTTCTGCCTTACTTCATCTATATCGTCGCCAGCTTCTAGACTAATTAATTCACTGGTTTCAAAGGTAAAAAATTCACCGTTTATTTGGCAACTCCGTTTGCTTGAAACTGTAATTTCTTTAATCTTTGGCATATTTAATATCCATCCTTTGTGATTTTTTAACTACCTGAAAAACAATTAATTCTTGTGGAAGTTTTTTATCTTCAAAAGCTACTTTATCTAACATATCATAATCAATAACTGTTTTAACAGCTAGACATTCTGGATGATTTTTTTCAAGCCATAGTATTAATTTATCTTCATCGAAACTTGTTTGTTCAACTTCTTTAATTATTACTTCGCCATCATCAACAGTTATTGAAGATACATTATTTTTTTGCATATAAGCACGAACATCTTCTTTTAACTTTTTAAGTTTTTTACTAAGAATACTTTCTTCCTTATGCACACTAATTAATTCTTTTATTATTTTGTTCATTTTATTACCTCCAAACTAAATAAGCACAGCCAACAATTAATAATACAGCAAAAATAATAAGCGCTACGTATTCACTTGAAGATACAGGAGCTCCAATATCATTACACAAATAATTGTTCACTGTAGAATTTTCAGATTCTTTAGCTTTTGGTAAAGAATCATTGGCTGGAACAAAAGAATTGCAAATTTTAGCTGTTTTTTGATTGCAAGTATCTTCAAAAAAGCATAAATTGCAATCTGTGCTTTTAGGTTTAAAACCTCTTCTTTTCTTTCTACGACTTCTTGACACATTATCCCTCCTTAATAAAGTAACATATTAATGATTTCCTGCATACGAATAATATTACCACTATCAACAATACCCTGTGATAATAATTCTTTACGCCGAACAATCATCTCGACCTTTTCATCTATTGAATTGGCACAAACAAGAGAATAAATATTCAAATCATTTGTTTGTCCAATACGATGACATCTATCGATACATTGCTGTTTATCTGCGCCAGTCCAAGGACTATCAAAAAATATTACATTATTTGAATTATTGAAAGTTAAGCCAGTACCCATTAATTTTATAGTACCGACTAAAGCAACTTTATTTTTGTCTGACTTAAAGGCATTTTCTGTGTCCTTTAGGTTTTTATTTTTGGCAAGATACCCCATAGCATTGTAAGGTTTTAGGATATCAACTATTATCTGCACTACCTCAGCCCAATTACTAAATATAAGGCATTGTTCCCCTCTACTGGCAATTTCGTCCACCAGTTCTACTAATTTATCTAATTTAGCAGATTTTTGAACTGTAGAGCTTATTAGCTGCGGAGTTCCGATAACCTGTCTTAATCTTGTAAATTGTGCTAATGGATTTGGACTTAACATTATTAAATCAATTTTATCTTGCAATCCAGCTAATACTTCTTTGTATAAAGGTTCTTGCTCTTTATACATATCAACATAAACTGTTTGTGGAAATTTTTGTGGTAATTCTAAAACATCTTCTTTTAATCGTCTTAATTGAATATTTTTCAATCTTGTTTTTAATTCTTGCAAATTTCGATATCCAACTATTTCACGATCCATATATCCACCAAAAATACAATAATGATTTTTAAATGCCGTATAACTATTTTCTTCATAACCTAATGATTTAAAGATAATAAATAAATCCATAGGTTGATTAACTAATGGTGTACCACTCATTGTTACACGATAATCATTCTTGTTTTTGGTATTCATTACCTTAATGAATCCTTTTCCTTGTGCAGAGAGTGGATTCTTAACCTTATGAACTTCATCAATGAAAATAGCTCCTATAGTTCCATTCTCATGATATTTTTTTAATAATTTAACAATAGCTTCTTCACGAAAGGCTTCTATATTTATAATCCAGAAAAATTCATCCGGAACTTCTTGTAAATCTTCTAATTTAGCTTTTGTCCCGCCATCATATAATTTATTACTTCTTTTTCTAGAACGAAAACCTAATAATTTATAAGTTTCATCACTATGTGTTTCAATTTCATCACGCCAGTTCCAACGTAGTGAAGCTACACCACAAATAACAAGGCAATGCTCTACACCTTGCATTTCCTTCAGGTATCTGGCTAAATCAATTATTTGCTTTGTTTTACCAAGACCTTGTTCGTCACCTAAATGCCAATGCCTTTTATCAATACCATACTTAACACCTTCTATCTGATATTGATAAGGCTTTGTTTTAAATGTAAAATCTCCAAGATCATTTTGCAATAATTCTTCACCAATTATTTGGTATTCTTGATTAATTAAAATATTTTTCACTGCTTGTAAATGTATAGGAGCAATTTCCCAACAATCAGAATTTACATGAAAATATCTAAATTCTAATTTTCTAAATTTACTTACAATATCAATATCAAAACTGCATTTAATAAATAAACAGTATTGAAAATCTTTAAATTTTTTAGATTCTTTCACATTAATTCTAATCACAATTATTGGCCTCCTTATATACTAATTATAACGCAATGACTTTAAAATGTCAATAAAAAAGAGTACATTCCGAAGAATGTACTCTTTAAATTAAGCTTTGGCGACTTGCATATAGTAGCGATAAGCTTTGCCTTCGCTAACATCGGGATCTTCAAACCAAGCCTTGCTCATTTTAACGTAGGTTGCTGTATCAGAACCTAATACGTTGTAATAATCGCTATAAAGCATATTCATTACAAAATATAAATCCCAACGGTTAAATCCGATACATTTAATACCATACTGGCGGATTACATCATCAATCTGTTCAACAGACCAGTGAGCTCCTTCCGTACCATCTACGTTCTTGAAATTTTCAACAGCTTTTTCAGCTAACCAATCACTAAAATGCTCACCATAACACTCTTTATACAATTTGTCAACGACTTCGTCATAAACTTCTTTATCCGAATATTTTAATGGTTTAATAGCACTTTTAAAAGTTTCCATTAAAATATCATTAGTAAGACCTAAATCTTTTTGCTCTTTAAGATGTTTTAATAATGTTTCTAACATATTAATCTTCCAATACTTCTACCGTAGGTACAGTAGGTGCTGTTGGAGTATAAACAGTATTAGGCACACAACACAACATAGAGAAATGATTCGGGTCACTACCAAAGATAATTGGATAAACTCTACGGCAACGAATTTGATCTGCTCTTAACAGATTACCTGTGCGGGTATAAACCGGATAAACCATAGTTCCGATTTGAATCTGCACTGGAAGCGTATTCGCCCCTGAAGGAAGACTCTGTGCAAGCACAAGACAAAATCTTTTTAAATTGGTGAGTGTAGGTGTAGTGCTAAGAGTGATAACTAGATTAGTTGAAGTAGTTGTGATGCTGGAACTTTTAATAAATCTATCACAGCGGTTACAGGCCACAATAATCACTTCCTAATTAGATGCAGCCACAGCCATTGTTGCAACCGAATCCATTAGCGGAAGTATAGGGGCTGCAAGTAATGTATGCGGGCTGCGGGAATGGACGAACTGCGTTAATAATGTTTTGAGTTTGGGACAAGTTGCCGAGTTGCAACTGAGCAGCTTGCAGCTGGTCACGAAGCTCTTGCATTACATTTGCAGTCATCAGAGCACGAGTTGCTTCAGCTTCTGCATGAATTGCAGTAGTGATTTCACAAGTGTTCTTGTAGTTTTCTGCACGAACAGCATCAATATTGCGATTAGTTTCGCAGCAGCATTGCTGTGCGGCAAAGCGACTTTCTGCGATTGCAGCATTAGTCTGGTTGAATCCTTGACACAGACCCATTTGTAAAGCGCCAGTAGATTCACAGATATCTTTTTGGATACCGAAATTCTGATTAGCGAGTTGGTTAAAACCACGGTCGATAGTGTTGTTCAGGTTAGTGTACAAAAATTCATTAGTTAAGGTGTTTACCGCACCATTAGCGCCACCACCAAAACCGCCGAAGCCACCGCCCCATGCGAGTAAGAAAAATAACATTACTACCCACATCCAGCCAGCTCCACCACCCATGAAGCCATCGCCATCAGATTTGTTCATGTCATAGACAGGAACCATTTGAGCACCTTCGAATGCCATGATAAAACACTTCCTTTAATTTATTAAATCAAAATCTTTAGGTGCGCACCTTTTTAGATTTTAATTCCAAAATTACTTAAAACTCCCATAATTTGTTTAGGATCAATACCTTGAGTTTTAGCTAAATTAAAAGCTGTTTCTTTTAATTGATCCGGAGTTTTGCCTTGTGCCATTTTCATGGCCTGTTGAAATTTAGGGTCATTTCCGAACATGTGCTGCATTGCCGTTTGAGGATTTTGCATTTGCCGGAGTTGGTTGAATGCTTGCATCATTTGCATTAGATTCATTTTGCTGACCTCCTAACTGATTTAAGAAATTTTCTATATTCTGTACCCGCTGATTTAAACCATTAAAATCATTAGATGTTACATATTCAATCTTATTTTCTTGGGGATTTACTAACTTATAAGTTTTTAATTCGGCTAAACCATTCATACTCAATTGTTTTGTATAAATTTCACCATCTTGAATATTCACAAATACACTCATAGATCCATCTAAAGCAATTCTAGCGGCTTTAGCTTCTTCTAAACAAGTAACAGGAACTGCTGATATAAATGATTGCATTTGTTGTGGCTGTTCTACTTGTCCGAACATATTTGGAACTTGAGGATTTATGGCTCTTTGCATTTGCTGAACTTGTTGCATACGATTATAACCATAATTAGGATTTGTCATTGGATTATTCATAGGATTCATATAATTATCTGGATACATACATTTGTCCTCCTACCGCCGCCACCATATTTGGTTGATATTAAACTTTTTTGTAGTGGCGCATGGTTTATTACCTGTAATTATTGTAACAAAAATAAACCGCCCACACATATCCTAAATTGTGTAGACGGTTTGTCTGTTTATTCCCTTGCCATTGTTTTTGCAATAGGAGCTCAATATATGGTTTTACTTCGTCCGGAATTAATTCCTTTTCATTACTAATAATGGTTTGTAATTCCTTTTTGGCATTCCATAAGGCTTTGCCTACTGAAGAACTTTCAATTCCTAAGTCGTCGGCTATCTCATAATATGATTTACCCTCAATATAAAACTTCCATAAAAGTAATTCACTTTTTGTTTTCAAGCCAGTCCCTTTTATAATCACCTTTAGTGCAATTAAAGATAACGTTTTAAGTCTTTTATTGAAATCTGATTCAGTCATTAGCTCCAAATACCCGCCAAGCTGTTATAATTCCTCCAACTAGACCACCTATAATTAAAGTTAGTATTGTATTGACAATTACTCTCTTATAATTATAGTAGTCCTTTAAATCTTTCATTTGATATTCTTCAAAATCTCGTTTTAAAGAACCTATACGTCCATGGAGAATTTCTTGATCTTTATTTAATCTAGATTCTAATTTATCAAATAACTTTAAAATAGTAACGACATTAAAGTTTATCTCTTGCACATCTTTACAGGTTTGACGGAATTGTTCTTCAAATAATTCTGACCGTTTTTCGTATCTATCACAACGGCTTTCTAAAGTTTTAATCCTTTGTAATAGTTCTGCAATTACCTTTTCATTTTCCATTTATTGTTGCTCCGTTACTTCTGTTCATAATAACACTGTTTCCAGCACCGGAAATAGTATCAGATTCTTCCGTAACAGTTCTTACAATACCTTGTTTATAAGTAAAATATTCTTTAGCAATAAGCACCGACGAAATACCCAATGCACAGGCACAAAAAAAGATGCAACAGAGAAAACCAATGACTAAAATTTTTAAAAGTCCTAATAATTTTACATTATAGTCCCGATAAATTTGAGCGTCTTTTGCTTTTTTATCTATTTCATCTTGTCTTTGCATTAACCTCTCTAGATACTTATCTAGGTGCTGCAAATCTTTATCATTTGGATTTTCCATTACATCCTCCTAGGATATCGCAATTAATAAAACAGTACCAAGTCCAATATACAATAAAGTTTTTTCAGCTTTTAATTGTTTAATCTTCTTTTTGTATTCTTTGGACTCCTGTTCTAAAGTCTGATTGCAACTCTCTAAGTATTTGATTTTGTTGTCGTAAGATGTCTTCAACATCGTTTGCTGTTTTTCCAATGTTATTACTGACTGATTGGCTTTCTGTAAGTTGTTGTTTAATTCCGTCCGTTGTTTTTTCAACGTCAGAATTTTGTTTATCGATTGTTCGTTTAGGGATATCGCTTGCGCTATTTGTTGTTCTTGCATTTCGAATTTCTTCGCTGGAACTAAATAATAATCCTGTGCATAAGCCTGCTGACATAAACCCAATGATAAACCAAACAACAAAAGCATGAAAAATATTTTTCTTTTCATTTACCATTGCTTCCAAGTAAAGTAAACTCCGATTGCAAATCCAAGTCCAAAGGAGATCAGTTTTGGATAACGATTAAAAGTAGCTTTTATTTTATCAAAAAATTCTTTAATTTCTTCCATTTTAGATTCCTCCTCAATTATTTTGTTTCCAGATTGCCAATCCACGAATTACATCGCCGCCGGGCTGATCTTTTCTACCTGTTCCGGGATCGTCTAAAAGAAGTAAATCCCATCTTAAATCCGGATCATTACCATAAAGACCATAACCATCAATATCAGCGATTTCTGCATGAGTCATAACATGCTCTGAGTCTATTGGAATTTCTAGAACAGTTGCTATAAAACAAATTACCTCGGCTAACCGTTCGACTTGAATTGGTGTTGGTGGATAACCGTTCCAATTAATTCTTTCAGGATTTTTATAAACAGTCGCCCCATAAGCACAACATAAAGCGATTCCAATAGCATTACTGTTTCGATGCCATGTATGCTCTTTGTAGTCTGTAAGTTCACCATTAATACGAACAGTTCCATCACTTTCAATACAAATATGATAATGTTCTTTTTCAACACTATTCATTTTGTATAATCCACCAGTATGATGACAATAGATTCGATTAATACCACTATTTTTAGCCCTTTCGGCAAGTGCAATGATCTCATTTATAGTTACCATTGTCTTTTTCCTCCTTTCCTTCAAGAATATCTGATATGCCATTATTATTTTTATCAATAAATAATTTAGCTAAAAATGTAATAGCATAAACAGTTGACCCACTTACAAAGAAAGTCAAAAATGAAATAATTATCGGCAAGTCTGCTTCGTTTGTTACATTTAGGTTATGTATCCATCCGTAAACAAACATTACAGTAAAGCCGAGATACACCAATATAAGGTAGAAAGCTATATACTTAATGTATTTGTTACCTATTAATTGTGGTGTATTTTCAACCAATTTTTTAAACCAGTTAAGTATTTTATCTTTCATCTTATACTCCTTAATTATAGTATATTATTTTTATTTTGTCAAGCTTTATTAAGATACTAATACTTGCAATTCATTTATTTTATCTTCAAAATATCCAACAGGAACTTGTGTTTGACCAGTAGTCCCATCCTCACAGGTTACTTCAACATTAAGTGATTCTGCTGTTTTTAATACATTATAACCAGCATATGATAGTAAATATCTACCATCAGTGAGAGTCTTTCCTGTTTCTGTATATTCAGAACCTATTGATATGTTAACAGTAGCCCCTCTAACTATACCTTGAGAATTAACAACTTGAATATAAATTCTTACATCTTCACCATAAACAGATGAATTAGCATTTAAAGCTGGATAAAAATATACTCTACAATTATTATTCCAATTAAAATAAACAGTCTGACCTTTTCGTACAGCTAAATTACCACATAAATTAATATATGGTTGACCATAATCACAATAAATCAAAGTGCCATAATTACTTGTATCTGCATCAGTAGAGTCCCAAACATTTAACCAACTGTTTACAACATCACTACCCCCAATTTTCATTCCCCATATATAACCATCACAGGGAGCTGTCCAGGAATCTCCCTGATTTTTTAAATTAATAATTATCTTGTTATTAGAAGGCATACTCAATTTATTATTTTTTGCTAATAATTCCCAAGTTGGTTCAATGTAAAATTCATCACGATAATCAAAAGCCATTTGCCATTGTTTATTAGGTGTTATACTATTATAAAAACATCTGCAAAATGTTATTGCTTTTTCCATTGTGAATATTCCACTTGTACTAGGATAAAGGACGTGATTATGATTATCTTTCTCCCAAACTCGATAAGTTATTTGAGAATTTTCAGGCAAGTTTTTACCAATATCCTGGAATTGCTCAATTCCATTAGTTAAGCCAATTTGAGTTAAATCTGTAAATGATTTAATTTGATGATTTAGAGTTAAATCATTTTGTTTTTGTACAACTGTTTGAAAATCTAATTCTCCAGCATTTACAATTCTTCCAAAGGCATATACTATAGGCAATTTAGTTATTGATTTAGGTTTTACTTCTTCGCCAGTATGATCCGCACCTACACTACGAGAAGCGTCAAAATTTATTTTCCAAATATGATTATCCGCTTCATCGTTAATAACATGAATATGTCTAGATACTTCTTCAGAAAAAGCACCAGTGGTGAATGGCGGGTCTGGCGCAAATATTTCTCCAATAGAACCTGTAATATTTCTTTGTGTATCTGTTGAATATTTATTAATATTTTCCGGATTAAGATCTGGAAGAACTATTACACTGGCTTTAGGTAATCTAAAATTTGTACTACCATCACCAGCCGAATAATAGTTACAGGCTAATCCTTCATTTGCTGTTAAATTTGCTTGCCATTCTTCTTCTGTTAAAAGCATAGAAGGTTTTGATTGAACAAAATTCCATAAATCTGAATAAATTTCTCTACTAACTAATTGACCATTTCTAATTAATTGTCCAGGATCAAGTTCTGTATAAGATACATAATCTTCAAAACCTACAGGCATTTCAATAGCATTGGAAATATTAAAGGGTACAAATTTTTCTCCATCATAAATTTGTATAGTTGACATTATTCTGCCTCCCATAAAATAAGTTGTACTTCTTGCACTGTATAGCCTAATTGCATTAATTTACAATCCGGATTAAATCTATACTCGTAAAGGTATCTTTCATCTCTTTCCTCGTCATATTCTATTCTCTGATTTTTAGCTAAAACAATTTCTTCAATTTTTAAAAGTTTTTCAACAAAAAACCAATCATAAGAGCTATCTAATAAAGCCTGAAAATCTTTTTTCCACATTTCTTTTGGGAAATTATTTCTAACATATTCATAATCTTCTTTAGTTTTTAAAGATTTTGGGTATCCTACCATGATTATCCTCCTTAACTGAATGAAAAATATTTGTTATTTTTAATGATAGTAGTGCAAAAGGGTAAATGTTCTTTATATCTTTGTAATTGCTCTTTTAATACTGTTGAATTTGTGAATATTACTCTTAATTCTCCATGCAATTCAATTTGAATTTGTGCATAGGTACTACCTTTTTCAATTTTACTATTTTTTAATCTAAAAGCCAATACTTTAATTTCTTTATTAAGAATTTTATCAATACTAATCTTTTCACCTATTAATTGTTCGGTAGAAAAGTCACTAAATCTATTCACCAACAGAACCTCCTATGGACTTCTTTAAGTCTTCTAATTGTAAAGACTTTTTAAGATTATAAGCATTAGCCCATTTTAACCAACCCTCAACACTTGCCACTGTAGATAAAGCAGATTCTTTAGATATTTTCTTTACAGTTAATTTATATTTTAAAGCCTTAATATTTTTCTTCATTCTTTTTGCAGTAGACTTTCGAACTAAAATATAGCCAGCTGAAAAATGCCTATAACCTAAAAAATCCACACCCTGCGACGTAGATAGTATATTACATTTGCTTAATTTTAGTTTTAATTTAGTTGTTACAAATTCTTCTATTTTAACAGACATATCTTTTAAGAATTGTTTATCATTAGAAAATAAAAGAAAATCATCACAATATCTTAAATAATACTTTATCTTACAATCATGTTTTAAAAACATATCCAACTCATTTAAATATAAATTCCCAAACCATTGGCTAAGATAATTTCCTATCGGAACATTTGTTGGACTATCTATACTATCAATTATTTCATCTAATAATTTTATGGTTCTTTTGCATTTGATTTTCTTTCTTATAATTCTTTTTAGAATCTCATGATTAATAGAAGGATAAAATTTACTTATGTCACATTTTAGACAAAATCTATTTTTGCGAACATACTCCATACATTTAATACTGCCTTTATGTTGACCTTTATTTTTTCTACAAGCATAGCTATGTGAAATAAATAATTTATCCCATATTGGCTCTAAAATATTCATTATTGCATGATGAACTATTCTGTCCGGGTAAAAAGGTAAAATATAAATAGTTCTTTCTTTTGGTTCATAAATTTTCTTCTGTCAATATCCAGATGTTTTATATGTACCATTTATTAAAGATTCTCTTAATTTTTCAATCATTTCCTCTAGATTTTGTTCAACTTTGATAACCTTTTGTTGCCAACTTTTATGGCGTTTTGCTTTTTTAAAAGCTAATAATAAATTATCCTTATCAATGATTTTATTCCACAGATCTCTATGTCTTTTCATTTAAAAAATTGAAAACAGTGATTTTCGTTTTTGACTACTAACCACTGCTTTCCCCCTTCTTGTATTTTGCAAAACTGCAAGGTAAATATGCTCAGCCATGGGGTAAGACGCGCCTCTTATTTTTCCCCACGTATCCGACGTGCTGCGTGCAGAGTTATTGACATTCACATTAGCCGACGAATTATTGCAATTAGCAGAACGTGAACCTGAATAACCGCTGTTATTCCAGTTAGCGCCCAATAGCAAGTACGAAGCCAAAGACTAATAGCATATCTACCTATTTATATTATACACTAAAAATTCGGTATTGGCTAGTACAAATGTACTAGCCACGTTTTCTCTGATTTACCAATATTTCGTTCAATCGTTATTTAGTTTAATCCTTTAACCGTTTTCGGCTCCGACGTGCTGCGTGCAGAGTTATAGACATACACAGAAGCCGACGAATCATCGCAAGCAGCAGAACGCGAACCCGAATAACCGCCGTTAGACCAGTAAGCGCCCAAGAGCAAGCGATAAAGTGTTCCGTATGTTTGTCCATAACTTCTATCGTCTACAGAAGAGTTATAAACAGAATTTATCCAACCAGACCCGCCTGCAAAGCCTAAATCCATTGCAAATTGCCATAATACACCGCAACAATCTTCTAATCCTATATTACTAATCATTCTTCTTCCCGCCGTATCTACATGCCCACCTGTAGTATTAGGATCAGAAGAACCTTGAATATTTGTTTGTTCATTAGAACCTTTTGCTCCCATTTGAAATTCGTGTCGCCAAACTAAACGCATTCCTTGTTTTGCAAATTGCTCATAAAAGGCTTCACCATGCCATTTTTTAGTCGAAGCTCCATCAGCAATAACTCCATTATAAACACTGACTAATTTAGTTCCGTCCCAACTTGGCAGATAAATCGCAATCCAACAATCTGTTAATTCTTCATAAGCAAATCCTTCAGGTTCTCCTTTTGGTCTATGTAGTAAATCCCATCTTGTTGCTGGTAATATATCTCCAGTAACATATCCAGATAACGTATGCCCTTCTATAACTCCAACATCTTTACATAAACAATGAAAACCGCCTATTTTACGGCTATTATTAGCTGTGTAACCTGTTGGAACTGTACTATTTAAAGATAATACGAAAATAGGCTCTGTTCCGGAAGTTGGTTCACAAGCATAAATATAAACATCTTTACCCGCTAAATTAGCTGGAGTATCTACTGTAGATAATTGTAAAGATTTATTAATTGTACTAATATAACAATTTCCATTAATATTGATTTTTAAATCTTTCGGAATTGTTACTGTTGTTTTGTTTGTAGTAAATAATTCATCACGATTATAATAATTTGGATTATTTTTAATGCAGGCAACTTCATAATTACTATAATTAGTTAATTGTTGAATTGCTTCTTCTAATTGACTAATATCCAAATTAGAGGCGTTTGTTATTACTCCTATGGCTTGAATAACCCATACTTGATTAATAGATTTAGGGTTTACTTCTTCGCCAGTGTGTTCTGCTCCTACTGAACGAGAGACATCAAAATCTACAATTTGCTGTTGTCTGTCTGAGGAATCCTGATGAATACTGTCCATATTATTACCAGATTCTATTTTTTTAAAAGCCCCATTTGCATTAATTTGTGTATCTTCACTAAATTGATTAATTTTAGTTATATCAGAATCGGCTCTAATAAATACTCCAGAATAATTTGGAAGTCTAAAATTAGTATCATTTGTCCCATAGCTGAAATAAGGGCAACATAGTCCATTCGTATTATTAAAATATTCATTCCATTCTTGCTCTGTTTTTAGTAAGCTAGGATGCTTTTCTACCCAATTCCAAAGAACTTGATATACTTGACGACTAACCAATTGACCACTTAATATGATTTGACCTTCTTCAAGTTCTGTATAACTGATAGGATAAATATCTCCGACCATATGCCCAACATAACGAACTTCTGGCTCTTGTGATAATTCCTCTGGATTAATCCATATTAATCCTTTTTTTGTTTCCGTTGGCGGTTGTGAACCTACATACACCATATTTTCATCATTTAATTCATTTAAACAACGAAGAATATTCTGCACTGTAACATTTTGCTGCTTATCAATTTTTTGCATTAGGAA